GATAACTCCAGATAGTATAGAATACAGCAGTATCGCTAAACAAGCTACTACGGTCGCTCATGTCTGTTACGCTGAAGGGAACACCTTCTGTATAGCGTACACAACACACGGCTCCTAGATACGATTTTTCGTCGTAGAGGCCAAACATTTCACTGTTTTCGTTTATTCTGTATTCTGTTGTTAAGTGAGGGCGGACAGGATCGTCCTTGATTATTTCTCTTACCCAATCGTCAACTGTGTTAATAACTTTAAGCATCACGCTCGATATCCTTTGCTAAAACTATATTTACAAGTAGTCTTAGAAGTTTATCTTAATTCTGGAGCTACTTGTTCTAGGCTAAGTTGTTCGTCTTCAAGGTTTCTAATTTCTTTAGAAAGTTGATCGATCATACCTAGGTTTCTCAACTGTTTGAACACCAAGTTTTCAGTTGACCATTCACCTGCTTTTTCTAATCCAGCTTTACGCATCTTAGTAAGTTTTTGTTTTGCTAGTTGCATCTTAGGAAGATCTTTACTTATTAATGCAGTTTCAATATCGTGTATTGCACTACTTTTCTTTGCAACTACAGCAGCGTCATTAATATTAGGTTTAGTTTTTTTAGGTTTAACTAACCAACCTTTGCGAGCAAGACTATACACACCTGTACTATGATGAGGTTCGTCTTCACCTTGTACATAACATTCCACTGGCAAACCTTTAATAGTAATGTCGTGTTCTTCTGCCCATAATGCTTTTTTTGCATTGTATAGTTCACGCTGTTCTTCACTAGGCATTCCGCGAACAAGTAAGTGTAAATCTAAATCACTATACTCAGTCCAGGTAAAGTTTGCGTTTGATCCTGTTAATGTATAATCAACAATGTCAAGTTCAACACCTATAAACTCTTCAAACACTTTTGCAATCTCAATTAACTTGCTAGTTATTTCTGGCTTAAGATCGCCATCGACCCATAGCACTGGATTCAGTGTACGGTTAACAGTCATTACGTTTTCAGTTAGTAGTTCATTAATGCGCATACTATTATTTAGCCCACATTAAATGATATTCAACAAGTGTCCTTTTATTATAAAAATCAGCAACTAGTTGTCTTTCACCACCGTTAACTTCTAGCATTAATTGTAAATCTTTTTGATCGTGTTTCAATAGCCAATCAAGTTCGTCGCCTATTGCATTTCTTATTAGTGGCCAATCAATATCATATTGACCATCAACAGGTTCAAATGGATGAGCTTTGTGTTCCCACTTGTATACTTCTACTTTAGTATTCTTCATCGGAGCCCATATTTGATAAAATTTCTCTCAGCTTAGTTGATTCAACTTTGCCTCGGATTTTACCAACTGATGCACCTTCTGTAGGATTATCAGTGGGCGTTGCTTGTGCTGCTTCTGTATTTGTTTTACGTTTAATCGAATCGATAATACTTGAATTACCTGAACGTGCTCCGTTAGTTGATTCTTGATCGTCTTCATCGATATCATAAATTCTTAATGTATCAATATCAAACCCTAAGTCAACTTTCATACCTACGCCGCTACTTGAACGTGTTTTCATTAACTGTATTTGATAACGTCCACGTTCTTTCATAGCTCTACTTGTAAAGATACCAAACACGTTATCCGCAGTTTGAATCTTACTAAGTCCACCTGATATGTGTGAGTGATCAAATTCTACTTCTTCAACTGCTCCACGATTCAACTGTGCCGCAGTAACAAACACACACTGTAATTCCATTGCTAGGTTACGTAACTCTTCCGATACATACTTGTCTTTAACAAACAAGTTCTCTGCACTAATCTTTTTACCAATTGGCATAAGCAAGTCTAAGTAGTCTACTAATAATACATCTACTTTCTTACCTACTTTAATTTCATATTCTTTTAAGTATGCTCTAATGTCATTAGCAGTCTTACCACTAGGCATATATTTAATTTGCATCATGCCTGACTTCTTGCCAATCATTTTAACTTTCATCTCAACATCATCAAGATTCTTAAAAATGTTTCTTGTACTAATTCCAGTAACCATGCTATCAACACGCATAGCAACTAAACTTTCACTAAGCTCTAGTGTTAAGTAAACTACATTAAGTCCTGCTTGTGCAAAGTTCACACCCAAGTTTGCTAAAAACAAACTCTTACCTGCTCCTGATCCACCTGCAAAAATGTTAAGCTCACCTCGGTTAAAGCCACCAAACAATCTTTGATCTAGCGATGCCCAACCTGTAGTAACTTGTCCGTTCTTGTCTTTGAGTCCTTCAAGTCTTGCTCTTGGATCATAAAAATAATCAGTACCCATATCTCTTGCAAGGCCAATTTGTACTGCTTCTTTTACAAGTGCTTCAACTTCGCCATACTCGTTCTTTTCTAACAAGTCAGCACTTTTTAAGATAGCACGTTCTAATGCTTTGTGTCTTGAAAAACTTTCGAAGTCATCCATAAGCCATTGTGCATGACCATCTTTCATATCTTCAGAACGTTTTAAATCTGTACGACAACTTGCATTTACTGTGTCAAAGTCTGGTAATGTGTTATATTGCTTTGTGTACTCGTTAATAAACTCGGCAGCATCTTGTAATTTTCTGTCAAACAAAGTATGATCAAAAATACCCTGACATCTTACAAATGTCTCAGCGTCACTCATCATCATTTCCAAATATACTTTTTGGACTTCGTAATCGTAATTTTTAGTTGTCGCCATTAATTCTTCTCTTTTATGTTCATAATTATATTATTAGTATACACTCACACCATACATTTGAGCAAACTCTTTTACATCCAACTCGTCATTTACCATAGGTTTTCCTTTAATATTTAAACTTGTGTTTAATAACATAGGACATCCTGTAGCGTCAAACCACCGCCTTAGAAGCTCATACAAGCCCGTGTGCAGGTGTTTGTTCACTACTTGCACTCTACTAGTCCCATCTACATGAACTATGGCAGGGTAGTTACTGTGATCTTTGCAACGGGAGGTATACTGCATAAAACCGTTCCTTGGTCCAGAAAACAATTCTGCTGCGTGTTCTTCAAGTACTGCTGGAGCAAAAGGTCTGAATCGCTGCCGTTGTTTAATGTCATTAACCCGATCTTTAATGTCAATCCCCCTAGGATCAGCAAACAAGCTGCGGTTGCCCAACGCCCGCGGACCGAACTCTGCTCTGCCGTTCGCCACTCCACATATTCCTGTATTTTTAAGTTCTTCGATAACTTTGTCAATTGGATAAGGTCCTTCTATATTGTATCCTAAGTAGGGTGAGTCAAAATTAATATGATAGTTATGATATGCTAACACTGCTCCAATAGCACTGCCTGCATCGCCTGGGTTAGGCATAATCCAAACATTATCTCCATAGATGTTATTTGCTTGGTTGTTTGCACTACAGTTTAATGCACACCCTCCCATTAATACTAAATTTTTACTAGGACAGTTATACTTGGTCCATACTAGTATTTCTGATAATAAGTGCGTGTACAGCTTCTGTGTTGCTGCTGCAATGTCATACATGTCTTGTTCACTAGTTAAATCAGGCCGCCAATCTTTACAACCTTTATGCAAGTTCTTTTTAAATTTAACGTTAACTTCGTTGAACGAAATAAAGTCTTTATGTATGTCAGCATACAGTCTCCACGGATCGCCATATGCAGCCATGCCCATAAGAATGTATTCATCTTCGTTAGGCTTTAGTCCAATACGCTGAGTCATTGCACTGTACCACAGTCCTATTGAATGCGGATACCCTTGGCTATGAACTTTCTTTAGCTCGTATCCGTTTGCTTCCCAAATAGTTAGAGTTTCAAATTCTCCAATGCTGTCAATACATACGACAGTAGCATCACTAAAAGGGCTAGTAAAATAACCTGCGGCAGCATGGCTATGGTGGTGACCAACATACCTAATAGGAGCAGTGATATTATAAGTTTTAAGGTACTGCTCAATATTATTTTCGTTATAGTTCCAGCCTTGCCCTGCTCTAAGTTGTCTAAGAGTTTTTCTAAAGGGTCTTTCATACCATACCACTTCATTAGGTTCTCCCCATTGTTTAGCGTAATTAATTAATTTAGAATTTAGGTGAGCATCGTTCTTAACTCCACTGAATCGTTCAGCGTGACTTGCAAAGACTAATTCCTTGTCTTTAAACACTGCCAATGCTGCATCGTGGCTGTTAGCTGATATTCCCCAAGTTATCATCAGTTATATTTTTTCCATAAGTTATGTAGTATGTAAAACCATACTCCGTTAATCATTGGTTCTACTAACGCAACAGTTCCTGCTTCCCATAGGCTTGCCTTAGTCATTAAGCTAACAACTGTCATCGCAATAACAATATGTCCTAGAGTATAAATTCCTGCTAGTACTACACTGTTGCCTTTTAGTAAATTCTTCAGAACTTCAAATATTCCTGTTTCAAATTCCGTCTTCATTCTAATCACCATACCTTCCTTACTTGTATATAAAAGGATCTGAAGAATCTTTATTTTTCAGTTTCCTTTTAATTTTCCATGTATAATATCGTTCTTTGATACTAGACCATAGTTGTTTAATTTTCTTCATTAAGTTTTCTCTCAAAGTTTTGTTTTGCCATTGTTACTTTAATAGAGCCTTGTACTGCTGTTTTTATTGCATCTACTAATACAAACATCTTACCGTATTTACTTACTGCATCTGCAACATCTTTAACATCATTGCTCCAATTAGGAAATGCAATATGCCAGTTGTACTCGTTAGCTTTAGTAATAAGCTGCCCTCCAGCTTCATCTTGATCTGGAATAACAATTACTTGGTGGCCTAACCCATTAATAATTTGTGCTTGTTGCTCGTGTATATTATTAGTTAACAAAGCAACACCGTTTATTGCTAGTGCATCAAACGGACCTTCTGTTACAAATATATATTTCTGATCTTCTTTTTGTTCGTCAATATTAAAAACAAAATGAGGATGGTGGTCTGACAGATACTTAGGACGTCCATTAGAAACTTTCCTAGCAGTATTACCAACTACAACTCCTTTGTACCTAAAAGGAATAATAACTCTATCATTATACCCAGGTTCAGATGTCCAGTAAAAATTGTTACTTAATGGATCATAGTTTCTATCTACAACATACTTTACTACTTCGGCTAGACTAGCTTCTTCATCTGTTGAAAGGTCTGCATCAAGCCATTCACTAATTGCTAATGCACCCTCTGGAAGTGCTTTAGGTGTAAATGTAACTGTTTCAGATACCTCTCGAGGTTGATACTCAGGCGACTCTGTTTTTAGTGCTTCAAATATTAATTGATTAATATCTTGTTCGTTAGCACCTAACCATATACACAGCGATTTAAACTTGCCTGATATCGGCCGACCTGGTTGCCAACTTGCAGTGTACTTGCAGTTAAAGCAATTGAATACAACACCCATGTCAAATCGTAATCCGCCACGTTTACGTTTATCAGTACTGTGGCCGCGATGATGACAGCACGGAGCATTAAAACTAGTCCAACCACTAGGGCTAGTTTTTGCACGAGCAGGAATGAGAGTTCTAAACTTATCTAATACCAGAGTCATACAACTAGTATAGCATCTTTAGTATTAAAGTCAACCTTTTTCGGTTAACGTACTAAAAATTTATCTAGTGCGCCTGTGTTAGTATTAGTTGGGGTGTGCTTAATTCTAAACCAGTTATATTTTCCAGATTGATTTTTGAATACATTTGATTCTGATGCAGTAATATCAAAATCTTGTAAGTCAAAGAAACTCTGTTCGCTTGGTTTTCCGCCGTCACCTAGACTTGCTTGTATTACTACATTGCCAGTATAATCTTTAAAATAAAATTGGAATGTATGCAAACTGTTTGGGCTAGACATGTTTGGCTGTGCATCAACTAAACTGCTAAAATGATGTTCTTCATAGACTGTATTTGATGTGTTAGTTTGGTTATAGTTTGGTCTAGGATTATCAAATTGTGGAGTATTCGACGGAACAAATGTTGACGAGTTCCAGTCAATATTTTTGTTAAACTTGTAAACTTCAACAGTGTTGTATGGAGTTCCAAGCACATCGCCCATAATATGTAAGTTGCCTAAAGCACCGTAATGAGGATCAAAGAATAGCGGTGTTCTCGAAGTTACTTTGTAGTCGGTGGAGTCAACTACTGCTCTAACTTCTTTTACTATGCTATAGCTATAAAACCCTGGTTCTAGTGCTGCTAGTTCGTCTGCTGTTAATACTACGTAAACTCTTCCAAGTGTTAGATCATCTACTGCACAATCTTTACTAAGAATAAGATCGCTGTTCTCTTTGTTCACGATGTTAAACACAACAGTTGAACCTGTTATATTATACTTTTTTTCATTACTGTTCCTTACTTGTAAATCGATTCTATTGTCGACACTACGGTAAGCAATCAGTCCTCTATTATAGACCATACGTTTTCTCTCCACAATCCAATTGCCCGAAATACCATTATCGTATACGTCGAGTAAATTTGGATATAAATATATTGAATGACTTTGCATATAGGTATTTATCGAAAAACAAAAATATGAGAATAACAGATAACTTACAAGAAAACTTCCCGTTTATTAGTGTGTTAACACATGCTGATAAAGAGTATGTCGGCATTATTATTAATCAGGATAATAACGTCACATCGTTTTACGACTATGAGAAACTAAAAACACAAACAGCTAGAGACGAATTTATCGAACTAGGTGAAGCGTGGTGGTGGGAATCGAACAGAATGATACCTATCAACATATTTTTATCTTCAGAAATTTATAAGTTTAAGTATGCTATTCGTAACTTTACTAGTAAAGATGTTGCTGTATTGTTTGGACCAATAACAAGTTTAAACGCAATTATTACTAAAAGAATCAAACGTAAGTCAATTACATTAGTCCGTAAACCGAAACCTACTGATAGTTAAACCATCCTGTAGCGATCCACTTTTCTGAAGTTGGTGACACTATTCCCTTGTGCGTGTGTGTAAAATCACTAGGCCATATAACTGACAAGCCTTTCTTGGCTTCAATTTCAAAGTCTTGGTACTTCCATGCTGTGCCACCGTCTGGTACATCGTTAAGGTATGTCATGTAGACTAGTTGTCGAGATTCGTCACCTTTGTCTCTTTCAAAATGCCAAACTTTAAAGCCACCTCCAATAGGATAATGCTGAATT